TTTACCTTCTGGGATATTGGTAACTCGGATGGTTGCGCGATATGGTTCATGCAGATGGTTGGCATGGAATACCGCTTTATTGATTATTACGAGGAGCACGGCGAAACCATTGCGCATTATTACAAGATGCTACAGGACAAAAACTATATCTGGGGTGCTCATTTAATGCCGCACGATGCAGAGCATGAGAGATTTAGCGATGATAACAAGAGCATTAAAGAAATGTTTGAAGATAAAGGTCTGCGTAACATTTTGATTGTGCCACGCATTGAAAATATTAATGAAGGCATTCAGCTGACGCGAGAAGCGATGCAGGAGGTTTACATAGACGTAGAAAGCTGTGCTAAAGGCATTAAGCGGCTGGATAATTACAAGAAAAAATGGAATGAGCGTCAAGGTCGTTGGAGCAACGAACCTAACCATGACATTAATAGTGAAGGTGCAGACAGTTTTAGACAATTTGCACAAGCTAAAGCCTTGGGTATGATCAAGGCCGCCGGGCAAAATAGACCAAAACCTAGGAAATCAGGGAACTGGCGTACTGCATAGAAAAATAGTCCGAAGCCTCTTGGTTCTAGTGCGCCAGATGCGAACCTGGCATTACCTAAGTGGCTCCGGTAACGTATGCAACCTAACGGGCAGGCTCTCTCACTTTGCTTAAGTCATCACGCTGCGTATCGCCTACGCATTGCACTAGAGATTTAAGTATACACCTAAAATCAAATGCAATTATGTACGGCAGAATTTGTGGACATTCTCATAGGATTAACACAAATGCCTGTAACTTTAGGTGGCGAAAAATCATACAAGCAGCGCGTCATTGGCGATATTGTCTGTGCTTATCAGTGGGTAAATGAAGAGCCTGCAATGGTTTTGTTCCCAAAGCAAAGACGCACGTTAACAAATGGTGCTTTTGTATTATGCCTTTCAGCTGCGTTTAAATACACCAATGTCAATTACTTGGTAAGCCAATCATTTGCAGCGGCCAAACAATTGGGATTTGAAGATTCCAAGTTTGTTGCACACCAGATTGCAGACATCATCATCGAAGGCATTCCCGACCTAATTGAAATGCCGCCGATGCCAAGCCAAGAGCAGAAGCTAGATCAAGCCATTGGTGAAATGCTGGTAAAAGTGGATGGCCAGGTTATCAAGCATGAAGAAATCACCATGCCAGATATGGGGCAGATGGCATGAGCCCGAACGGATTTACAAATGTACGTGCCAGTAGCTCGCATGATCCATACGCAAACGTAACAAGCGAGGCTGCGCAGCAGGAGCAACCGGAGAACCCACTAGACAATCAGCAAAGCCAAAAGCGCTTGAGCCAGATTCGTGAATGGTACGACCAAGAAATGCGCACGCAATCAGCTAACCGCTTTCAAATGGCGCTAGATGAAGATTACTACGATTCAATGCAATGGTCTGTTGACGATGCCCAAGTGCTAATGGATCGAGGCCAAGCGCCGTTAGTGTTCAACGAAATTAAACCAACTATTGATTGGATTATTGGTACAGAGCGCCGCACGCGCATTGACCATAAAGTGTTAGCCCGGCGCAAAGACGAAGGCAGTCGTAAAGATGCCGAGATTAAAACGATGCTGCTCAAGTATCTATCTGACGTTAATAAAACACCGTTTAGCCGCAGCTTTGCTTTTGAATCAGCAATAAAGGCTGGTGTAGGCTGGCTAGAGACTGGCGTGCGTGGCGACCCAACAGAAGAGCTTATTTATACGCGCAATGAAGATTGGCGCAATGTGATTTATGACAGCAACGCCAATGAAATGGACTTGAGCGATGCGCGTTACATTTTCCGTAACCGCTGGCTGGACTTGGATATTGCCGTGGCGTATTTTCCAGAGCGTGCAGATGAAATACGTTCTGGCGTTAATTCAAATCAAAATGACCAGGACGATGAAGAAAAATACTATTTAGGTGCGCGTGTTACTCAGGCCGGATTTGATTATCAGCCAGCGTTAAATAACAGCAAGTACAGGCCTTATGACGGCAGCGCTCGAGGTTTAAATGCGCGTGAACGAGTAAAGATGACTGAGTGCTGGTACAAAGTACCGGTACTGCGTAAAAAATTCAATGGCGGCGACTTTAGCAATCAAGTGTTTGATAGCAGAAATCCAGAACACATTGAAGCTCTGCGTAATCAATACAGCCTGTATGACAAGCTTGAAATGCAAGTGCGCTGCGCTATATTTTGTGACGGTGGGTTAGTTACAGACAGTGAATCTCCATACAGCCACAATCGATTTCCTCTGGTTCCAGTATGGTGCTATCGCCGCAGACGTGACAAAGCACCTTATGGTGTTATTCGAGGCTTACGTGATCCGCAAGATGACCTGAACAAGCGCCAATCTAAGGCCTTATGGATTCTTTCCGCTAACGGCATCATTGCTGATGATGATGCGGTAGAGGATTGGGATGAGCTCCGAGAAGAGGCCGCGCGCCCGGACTTCTTAATTACCAAGAAAAAAGGTTCTTACCTAGAGTTTGATCGCAATATCCAGATGGCAGAAGAGCAGCTCAAGCTTATGGATAGAAACGTTCAGCATATTCGCAACGTTTCAGGCATTACCGCGGAAAACTTAGGCCGCCAGACCAATGCAAATAGTGGCGTAGCCATCACCGCACGACAAGAGCAAGGCAGTGTATCAACGACACAGATTTTCGATAATTTGCGTTATGCCGTGCAATTGGTGGGCGAGATAGAGCTATCCAACGTTGAGCAGTTCTATACCGAGCAGAAAGTGGTTCGGATTACCGGCGACAAAGGCCTACCTAAATATGAAGAAATCAACGCGCCAGATGAAAACGGCAACATCATCAATGACATTACTCAGTTTCAGACTGACTTTGTAGTAAGTGAGCAGGATTACCGCAGCAGCCTAAGACAAGCAATGTTTGAAAGCCTATTTGATATTGTTGGCCGCCTCGCACAAATGAATCCACAAGTGGCACTGAATCTTTTAGACCTGGTAATTGAAATGGCTGATTTGCCTAACAAGCAGCAGTTAGTTGATCGCATTCGTTCAATCAATGGACAAGCAGATCCAGATGCAGAAGAAACGCCAGAAGCCGCAGCAGCAAAAGCGGAAGCTGCCAAAGGTCAAGCTATGCAGCAAGAAATTGCCATGGAAACCATGCGTAACCAGCTGGCGAAACTGGTGGCAGAAACTGACAAGCTGGATGCACAGGCGTTAACCGAGCGTATTAAAGCCATGTATGCAGCATTGCAGGCCGGGCAAGTGGTAGCAAGTGTGCCAAACGCTGCAGCCGTAGCAGACAAGATTATGGAAGGTGCAGGATTTAAACCGACCAAGCAAGAGCAGCAAGCAGTAGAGCAGGCCGCAGAGGTTGCTCCTGTGCAATCTCTTGATATGGACCCGATGAACGGCTCCGCGGTGCAAAGCGCGATGCAAGGCGTTAATCAGGGGATTCAAACTATTGAAAATGACGGAGTGAGAAATGGCTAAAGGAAAAGGAATTGGAAAAGTAGCAATCGCAGAAAATTCAAGCATGAACGAATGGCAGGCGCAAGATGATATGCGCACATTGGTAGAAGCCGAGAAGATTAAGAAAGACCCGAAGCGCTTTGCTGCTGCCAGAGCCTGTGCAAAAAAGCAGTATGACGCAATGGAAGCATCAGGAATTACCAACAAGAAAACCAGCAAAGAGCCTGACGCTGACGATTAAGCAATAACCCGTTTTATCAACCACAACCCAATAAACAGGAGTAATGATTATGGCAGTAGAAGACAATGATCCAGCATTAGCAGGACTATCACCAGAAGAGATTGCAGCTTTGGCTGATGATGATATTGGTCAAAGCGCAGATGACGCAGACGCTTTAAAGGCGGTAGCTGGCGATGACGTAGATCAAGGCGATGAGAATGAAGGCGGCGAAGATGCTCCGGACGCTCCTGATGATGCCGCTGATGGCGGTTCGGAACAGGACGAGCCTGAAACTTCTAGTGAGTTTGTGCCAAAGCAAACCGCTGAGTTTGTTGATGGCTTTGATAAGCGCATGTCAGACATTAAGCAGGCAAAGGCTGAGTTGCGTGAGCAGTTGAATAATGGCGAAATTGACCTTGACCAGTACGAGGCCAAGAAAGACGAAATTTCTGATGAAGAAACTGCGCTGCGTATTAAACAGGCAAGCGCAGAAAACGCAGCCAGACAAAATGCTCATATCGATGCCGAGCGTTGGAAGTGGGAGCAAGAGCAATTCTTTGGTGATAAGCGCAATGCTATCTACAAAGATAAAATTGTAATGGCCGCACTTAATGCCGCGGTGATTGACCTGGCTAACGATCCAAAAAATGCAAACCAGAAAGGTAACTTTTTTCTGACCGAGGCAGACAAGATTGTTCGTGAACGCTTCGGAGCCGCTGCTGGTGACAGCAATAAGCAAAATCGCAGGCCAGATCTTAGCAAGATTCCTAAAACATTGAGCAACCTGCCGGCAGCAGATACTGAGCAAGAGAACGGCGGCGAGTTTGCACACCTTGAAAAGCTAAGTGGCATGGACTTGGAGTATGCAGTTGCAAAATTAACCCCTGAACAAGTGCAACGTTATTTAACAAGCTAATAAAAGCATTGAAGGCTTATTTTGAGTAAAACCATAAAGCAGGATTTAAAAGTAGGTGATTCAATCACGTTTGATAACGGACGGATAGAAATCACCATCCTTAAAAAGTCTGGGCAGATTGCCAGGCTGGACATTAAAGCAGAAAGCGATGTGATTTTAGCTGTAAGCAAGGCTGGTAGCAGCGCTTCTGCAATTGCTAAAAATGGATTAACAATGAATAAGCCTTAATGCAAATGCAATTAGTGGACGTATAAACACACTTGTAATAGCAAAAACGGAATAAAACTGACGCGCATGAGTACCTCGGAGTGAATTTTAACGTTTAGAGGAGTAACACTATGGGCAAATCAGTAGTTGGCGTTGGAGATCCAAAAGCCGTACAGAAGTATTCGGCACTTTTGGCAGTTGATGTAGGCCGCACATCATATTTCAACAAAAAAATGATGGGTGTAGGCGAAGATGCGCAGACACCTATCCAAACTCTTACCGATCTTGAGCAGGATTCTGGCGACAAAATCTCATACGACCTGGTAATGCAGCTCAAAATGAAGCCAATCCAAGGTGACAAAACCTTGCGCGGTAAAGAAGAGGACTTGAAGTTCTACACTGACAGCCTTCTGATTGACCAATTGCGCGGCGGTGTTAACGGTGGCGGCAAAATGAGCAACAAGCGCACCATCCATGACATTCGTAAGATTGCAAAAACTCGTCAGGCAGAATGGTGGTCACGTCTTTTTGACGAAACACTGTTTACATACCTGTCCGGCTCTCGCGGTATCAATGAAGATTTCATTGAAGATACAGACTTCACAGGCTATGCAGGCAATGCATTAGTAGCCCCAGATGACAAGCACTTGCTGCACGGCGGTAACGCAAGTAGCAAAGCTACGATTGATTCAGGAGACAAGTTTGATCTTGCTCTGGTTGACCGTGCAGTAGCGCGTGCTGAAACAATGGGCGGCGGTACAGCTGGTGTTCCATCTATTCAACCGGTGATGTTTGACGGTGAAGAGCACTACGTCATCGTAATGCACCCTTGGCAAGAGTATGA